TATACATAGTGAAGCAGATGGTCTTGTGGAATGTGTAGGTGGAGCGGGAATCATGTGTCAGCGAGATGATATAGATGGGTGGTGTCAGGCAATTGAGCGTATAATAGGTGATAAAGCATATCGCGAACTTCTACGACAAAACGGATTCCGTCGTGTCAAAGAAATAGAGGGCGAACAAATCAGGGGCCGACAAGAACTTGCTATGAAAATAGAATCTAATTATTAAGATAATTAACTTAAGGATTATACATATCTAATCTAGGAATTAAACCACTATCTATATCATCAATAAGTTTTATCATCTTTTCTGGTTTATATACACCGGCAAAATGCACCAGAAAATCCCCAGGCTCCCATAAAGGTTCATTCGGAATACCCATCACATACGCATTGAAACGCTTGTGTTGGTTTGTAACATGAATTTTATCTTTATCTATTTGGTTTTCATCCAACTCTTTGATCATTGCCATATTCTCCCACCAAATATGGTATGTACAATCTGTACGCGCATTTACCCTCTTCCAAAAATCTCTACACCACTTTGTATTTCTCATCAATATATTGCCGCTATTCAGATGATGACAGGCATCATAAATAAGAAGCATATCCTTATTTTCAGGAAGAAGGGGTACAACATGATCCTCCAATTTTAAATTAGGGTTCGTGATAAGTACATCGGCATCGCTTTGCCATACAAGTGCACCCTCTGGCAATTTATTCAACTGGTCTAATAAAAAGGGAACCTTTGACCAGGCAATTGGCCGCGCACGATCCCACCATTCTTCACCTGCCTGGATATATGTGTAACCATGTTTCTGTGCATAGAGCCGCTTTGACTCAAGAGCCTTCGCTAGCGATTTACGAAAATCTTCGCCAATCGCTAGAGTGAAAATATGTACCGACATTCCTGTTATTAAACAGCATAATAGGATTTAGGCATCCTCACCCTCTTCTGCATCACCCTCTTCTGCCTCGGCTTCACTATCACTAGCATCATGATTACCTTGTTTAATCCACGATGTTTTACCAGGGAGTAAGCGTATGCCTAAGTAACGCCGACTTCTAGAACCATATCCATAATGTCTCACTAGCATTCCCCGCACAGCCCAATTAATACGCCCCACCAATCCATATCTTGTGAGATCATGCAAACTTAAATGATACCTCCTAAAAAAACCCCGCTCTATTATTCTATACTTATGTATTTCTGACTTTAATGCCTTTGCCTCCCTTGAAGTATTTAATAATTTAAAACTATTATTTATATCAAATTGTATCTGACTCAGATTACATTCGTGCTTTTTAATAATATTCTTTCTCATTTGCTTTCTGGCTTTTGAAAAGGCAGATACATGTCTAACAATACTTGATACTTTACTCTTTAATTTTTTCACTTCACTTTTAAATTCTCTATTAGCTTTTATATTGTCAATTAGCGTATTTTCAATACTTTCTCTTAGCCTTGATTTCATTCTATATAGATCCCCAACAATGCGCCCAGTATCATTGGTACACCCTTCTATCAGACACCCTTCCTGCCTCTCATAATACAGCATAAAATAACAAAGAGTATGATACTTGTGCCCGCATAAAAGTATAGTTGTCGCATGAAGTTGGGTCTCTTCCCATGAATGCTTACATATAGGACACATTATATCAGAATCTCTAACTTCTATATCTTGTTTTGCTACAATATTATATTTGGAATAATCTTGCGTTGGTATAGTCGTTCTATCATAAGTTCGCGCAGTATTTCTTATTCTATGAGGAAATAAAAGTGGTTCAAAATATTCTAACCACTTTTCTGTATCTTCAGGGTATTTTTCCAAGTATTCTTGAAGAGTAGTTACGGTGAAATATTTATTGATAAGCACCAATTCCTCCATTCCTATAGTCTTTAGTATAAATTTGTTTAGACAGCTATTTTACATAAAAATTGAACCCCAGGTGGTCAATGCTAAAACTAAGCATGGTGTACGAATACAAGAAAAATGCAGATGGCGACTATGTTTGCACTGTTTGCAACTGTGTAAAAAAAAATCAAAATACAATGCACTATCATATGCAAAAACATGAGGGATCACGTCGATATAAATGTAGCACTTGTAATATGACATTCACACAAAAATACACTCTAGATACACACTTTAAAATCCAACATTCTAAGAAGGCACTTAATATTAAATGCCCCTTTGAAAACTGTGATCACAGTGTTTTCAAAAAAGAATATATGCGGGCACATATTGCACGTAATCACATATCGGAAACTCTTAAACCCTGGATTATTAAATCTGAGAACATTGATACATACACCTGCCACTGTTGTAAGAAGATTTGTAAATCGTACCCATCCATTCTATATCATGTAATAGATCACGCCAAAGAGACAACTGATCCAATTCTAAAGGCTAGACTATCTATGATTTAGGCCTATCACCAGAAACGGTACTTACATGTATAACGAGGCTATATAAATGATAACCTAGAGCCGAAAATGCCAATAGTAGTAGCATTTCAAATGCCTGTCGAGACGTATCTTTTTTATAGTAGCCTATCCAAAGTAATATGGGTACTACCAATACTATATGAATTAAGTTCACCCATAAACTTGAACTCCCGCTTATCCATTTACTATAAGCTCTATAGAGATGATAAAGCAGTATTGCACCGGCGAGTCCGAGGAGCCCGTTAAATATAAGTTCCGGCGTAGCGGCCCTTTGGACACCTACATATATCAAAAAGGGGCTGACGACAGTCACGTGGAACAATGCCAAGAGAATGTGATGGTCCATCCTACTTTACCGCCTTCTATTATTACCCCAATAAACGAACCTGTTTCAAATAGAAACTTGATTCATATATTTACTGATGGGGCCTGTAGAAATAATGGAAAACGGTCTGCAAATGCATCATGGGCTTACATTATTGTCGCAGATAATGGTTATAGAGTCCTAGATAGAGGCTCTGGGCCAATAGTAAAATCGGAACAACAAACAAATCAACGTGCTGAACTTATGGCTCTATTAATGGGTCTAGAAGCCGCAAATAAGTACCCGGGATTTATACAAATCTGGTCAGATAGTCAATATGCAATTAACTGTGCTTCTGTTTGGGGATCTTCTTGGCGTAAAAGGGGCTGGACAAAACAAGGTGGTCCTATTCAACACTTGGATCTTGTGAAACAGCTCGTTGAGAAGACAACACAAATGGGATTTAGACTAGAATATAAATGGTTGAAAGGCCATAAAGGTGGAGGAGCACAGAATCAATTTCCTTGGATGTTTAATCACCAAGTAGATGCCTTGGCTACAGCAGCACTTGTGTAGAATCAGCAACAAACGCGTCAACGGCGTGGGACGCTTGATCTATTGCACATTGTACCCATGCCTGATTGTAAGCCCATGACTCTCCACACATATATAGGCCAGGCATAGACTTTGCTAGTGGTTTTACAGATGCCTTTGATACCTTGTTAAAGTCGTAGTCTCCAGGGGTCCAATAAGAACATCCATCTGCCCATGGATGTATTTTTACAAATGTAGGGTCTGGTATTTTTATATCAGGAAATAGGGTTCGTATTTGCGCCATAATTTCATCTGTAATTTGCTGAACATGATTCACACTCTTCATCTTATGAAGCCAATATTCGGCATCCTCTCCATCTGTATAAGAAATCATTATAGTGCCTTGTTTAGGATTTATAGGTATGACATATCGAACAGGTTTAGGACAAACAAATTTTGCTATTCCTTCAAACCAGACTTTGCCGGTGACATTTGGAAATACTGCATAAATACGTACAAGGGGTCGCATTTTTACCTGTTTCAGAATTGGCAACCCTTTGAAACACGGCAACCCTGCTACCGCGTCGCGTGTAAGAGCTACTATGACATTAATAGTTTTAATAGGTCCCCGATTACGTATTTCTACCAAATAGCCATTATCTTTTTTCTGAATATTAGTTACTTCATTTTCTCTCAATATTCTTACACCACCCTTTTCTATATCATGCTTCATATGCCCTATCAAAGCGGAAAATCCCTCTTTTATAATAAAAAAATCTTCATTGTCTCCTAATTCATGTTGTAGGGCTTCTAGAGCCTTATCTGCTCTCTGAGTGTCAAATTCAGATCTATATTCATAGCGTTCCATTATTTTTCTTGTTATAGCAGGCCCACATACAAGCGTCAATATATCTTGAAGTGTATTTTTCTTCAATGTATCGGCGCCGAGGGTGTCTAAACTAATATTATTGATATAGGCTTCTATTCTAACTTGATCTTCTATATGCGAAGATGGCCTCCATTCTATTTGATTGGATATAGGTATCTTAGTTAACTTATAATGGCTAATGAGTTTTGTTACATGATGATGTGATTTGTGGACACGCCCTGCACCGGCTTCCCACTGCAACCCTTTTACCTTATCTTTGAATGTAGATGTACGACCACCTATGTATTTATATTTTTCTAAAATACATATCTTTTTTTCTGGATATTTCTTAGTCAATTCTAATGCACAATAGAGGCCTGCTATGCCGGCACCTATTATACATATATCCCACTCCATTACCTATTTATAGACCTGCTTTTGGTTTTATATTTTTTTTATTTCTTTTTTTTAAGGTATAAGCCCTATTTACCGCTTTATCAATTAAACCCTCTAACATATTTATAGCATCTTTATATACATCAATCGCATCTTCTGAAATAATTAATTGTCCTGTTAAAGGGTGATATAATGGAGGAACTTCTATTTCTGCAACAGCCTTCTCATAGTAGGGAAAATCCTCGGGGTGTATCAATTTACGTCGTTTTACAGTTCTAGAACGCCTAGATTTACTAGGCTGTTTTACACGGTTTAAACGAAATTTATTTAAATCAACAACCTGTGGGCTATTATTTCCATATGGTAGTGGATTTACATTACCATCCACGTGATATGTACCACCCGGGCTATAGTGCCCATATGTAAGTGGTTGGGCTGGAACTTTATTTGCCGGGGGTGGATTAAATCCCGCCGATACATTATTACTAGGAAAATCTGAAGTAAATTTTGCTGTCCTGCCTTTCTTAAGTTTCATTTTTGATGAACGATTCTTTGCATCTGGAAATGCTTTATAAAGAGATTGATTTATCATGCTTCTTAATAGGGGGTTTTCTGGCGGTAGGGCATTTACAGGTGATGAATATGGTGTTGGAGGAAAAAGTGGTGAAGGCGCAGCAACCAGTGGTGAAGGCGCATCAACCAGTGGTGGAGGCGCAGCAACCAGTGGTGGAGGCGCAGCAACCAGTGGTGGAGGCGCAGCAACCAGTGGTGGAATATAAGGTTCTAAAGGGTTTGCTTCTTCAGGATTTAAATCCTGAACACGTTTCAATAATTCGCGCGCTTCCTCAAAACGCCGCGCCATATCAGGCTTTAACTCACCTGCGGCTTCTCTTTTCTGAAAAAACCGTACTTTCTCTCGTAAATTTTTTTCATTTTTTTTAAAATGTTTGGCCAGATTATAGTTACCCCCCAAGCGTTCACGAATATTATCTAAAATACTAGGCCTTTTACTTGGTGCTACAATTTTTACAGATTCTTGTAGCCCCCCATTATTTAAATTATTCATTATAAATTATTCTACTATATAAAATATATTTTATAGTCTTACTGTCGACTACTTAAATTAAGTATTCCTAAGGGTTTGCCAGTATACTTTTTAAATTATCAAATACACTTAGCGTATTGGAACTGCTAAATTTTCCAGCAAATTTCCCATTTTTTATTACTGCAAAAGACGGTAATTTAGACAATCCGCAATAACCCAAAGTATAATTATTTTCATCCACGTCACATTTATACCACACTATATTTTTAGGAGTACTCGATAATAGACTTTCAAAATCTAATCTTTTACAGGCACCACACCACGATGCCGTAAAATATACTACCACTGCATCCTCAGCAAGAGCCCCATTATCTTGCACCGGTTTCAATAGGTTTTCGAACTGTTCTTGGGTCTGGAGGGGAATCATCTTGTCTGTCATTTCTAGAAGTATAGATAGTTTTTCTTATCATATATAATACGTAACCACCAAATGCTAAAACTGCAACTCCAAATAAAAGCACCGTAGAAGTTCCAGATGGATCAGATTCTAATAATCTTAATCCACCGCCTTTTTGTTCGATCTTTTGTATAATACCGGGTAATTTAGTAGCTACATCTAACAAAGAACCTGATGCTTCTGCTGTCTTTGTAACGGTTCCAGCTGTAGCCCCAATTATACTCTTTACGACATCTTTACTGGTTTCAGCCACATCAACCACAGTATCTGTACCAGATTGCATAATCTCACCCGTATCTTTTACACCTTGTTTTACTAAACCAACTGTTGCCCCCTCTGTGGCCTCTACTACGCCCGTAACAACACCTCCAGTTGTTTTTATCAAGCCGGCAACCGTTTCACCACCTGCTCTAGTCACAGTTGATGCTGCAAGGGCCGCATTCATCGGAATTTCAGAAACCGCTTTTATAGTTCTCCCTACAAGGCTTGTTGGCTCTTGTGGGGGCAGTGGTTTTCCTGGTCCTAAAGCATCCCTCTTAAAACGCGCATCTAATCCAATCCAAGTAGCCGGAGATATGCGAGGTACTCCTTTTTCCAAAATATCACGTGTTTTAAATATTAAATTATATATATCAAATATTCCCCATGCCAACCCAACAAAAATACTCAAACCAAAAGTAAAAATAGTGATCCATGTATACATAGATAATTGTATCAAACAACCCCAATAATCTCCTAATACTATTTTATTCAATGGAATTGCTATGAATACTAAGGTAGTTAAAGCATATAACATAAACATCCAAGGTTTAGGAATATTGGGCGGAGAAAGGTTATTTTTATCTTTATTTATAAACATACCTGCTCCAATACCAACTGGTCCATAATATGGTATTCCTATACCATATTTTTCTATAAGATCACGTTCACCAATTGCCTGTGCAATATCATAAAAATACCAAAAACCAAGCAATGGTATTAAACTTAAAAATTTTAATATTGCCGTCGTAGGACTTCTCAGAAGTAAATGGTCCCATCCTAATGCTCCAAATAGTATAACAAATACTAAATATAACCAATATGGTATTTGTCCCCCTTTCCAATAGGAGCCGTGTGTTATTCCGACATCAAACAGCGCCATCTCTACCTATTATATTGTAAAGAGAACGCCGCCAAATCCATCCGCAATGCGAAGGACATTGTGATTTATACCAAACACCCTAGAAGAAAGGGTACCCGTTGTTGAATTTAATATCGCATTTAAACTATCTCCACTGTATGTAGAATTAGAGGTGTTTGATCTAGAAGAACTGCAATCTGTTCCAGAAAATTCAGAATTAATTTTAATCTGTAATACAATTGAATCCATACGACTTGCATTCATAGATCCACTGGGTTGAATATCTTCTGGTCTTAAAGAAAAACTATAAGAATATACAAAACTTTCTTCTGGTACTACTGTGTGATATTGCCATGGTTGTACCAGTCTAAAATAACCGGCATCACGCTCTTTAAATCTATCAAACCCATCTAGTTGTAGAACGGCTTCTGATAAGATATCTGTACGAGTACCAACTTCGAATGTTCCTAGAGAACTAAAATTAAAATGTTCATTATATCTTACCATAGCATCGCGCCGTATATACCAAAATAACTCACGAATTGGATGATTAAATTCTAATCTTAATGAGGCTGAAGTAGCACCGGGGGCAATCGCTATAGGTGCTGTATATTGTATCTGCTCTATTAAATATTCGTGTGTAGAACTTACAAATCTACGGCGTTCTTCTGGATCTAAATAAATATAATCTCCCCACAACATTAACTCGCTTATTTGTGCCGGCGCAACTTGTAATGTAGAGCATGCTGGTGTAGTAAGAGCTTGACTAAAAAATAATTTATTTAGTGGTTTTAATGTCAAATTTATGCGAATAGGGTGATATTGAAGCGCTATAAGGGGTAATGCAAGTCCAGGATTTCTACAAAACCAAAATTTCAATGGTATATATAATTTAATAGGTCCATAAAGAGTTGGGGGAGAATATCCATCAACTTTACCAATCATATTATAAAATCCGGTTTGCTTATCCTTTGTAGTCGTATAATTTGACCATATTTCCATCCATTCACCATTTTGCCGATCTATTTCCTGTTCACCCACTTCTATTGTGATTTCTTGAATCAAAGCATGCCCCACTGAATTCACATAAGATACTGCTGGTCCAATTGTACCATCTGCGTTTAATAGATTCAATGCCGGTAGAGTTACTTCTAAAAAAACCTGACTTAATAAATCTCCCCGACGAGGAATATTACAAGTAATTTTTTTACCAAAATCTGGAGTACCATCAAAATACATTGGTTGACTTTCAACTGCAAAATTCGTATAACGTCTGTATACCATTTTAAACCATGTCATTTGTGGATTTCCCGTTAAAAACACATCTTGTTTACCTTGAGCCACAAGTTGTAAAAGTCCTCCTTGGCCTCCCATCTATACGTATAAATAGAATCAAATATTTATATTATCGCATTGTGCGATAATATAAACTATTATTTTCATAGTTTATCATAGTAGAGTATGGCATCTTCAAGACGTACACTAGATATTGATACACTTACATACCAAGATTTATATATGAAAGCTCAATCTGGTAAACAAATCAGTTCTTATACTATACCAGTTATTCCAGGCGGTAGTAATGTATATAAATTATTCCAATACCTTACACCTGAACAATTACTCAGTTCAGGTGGTCTCGTTTTTAATACATCAACCATACCTGACATATCTAATGCTATTATAAATTTAGCAGTAAAACAATCAACCCTATCTATAAGTTTGAGTAGTTTATCAACCTCCGCAGGGCTTCAAATTTCTTCCAGTCAAGCCAATACATATAATGTATTAAGTACAGTACAGGGTACAACATATAATACAGCCTATGAAACGATAATATCAAATTATAATATATTACAGGGTCAAAATATTCAAACTCTAAACCTTCAACGATCGATTCTAGGATTAGGTATTTCTATATCAACTATATCTAGTCAATTTCAACCAACATTTACAGGTCTTAGTAACATACTAGAAATTACATTTAATCAAGGTCCTGCAGTTTCTACACTTTCTACATTTTTTACAAATTATTATAGTAATATAAGTGCTAATATACAAACGTATAGTACAAATGTAGGATATGATATATTATCAACAACAATAAAAGATGCGTCCACCTTAGTTGGTTATAATATTCAAATACAGACAACAATTCAAAATGCTGCAGGTCCAGGCGTAAGTACTTTATCCACGTTTATTACATCAACATTAAAAGGGTTTAATAATACAATTTCTATATTTGATCCAACATCTGGAATAAATTTAATATCTTCGTATGTAGATGATTCTATTTCTAGTCTTTCATCTTATTTTATAATTCAGGCCGGCGTAAGTGGTATTTCTTCTATGTCTACCGTTTTAGCAAGACAATATATTTCAAGTATTCTGAATGCACAAAGAATTGCGGGAACTCCTGGGCTTTGTACAATGAGTACATTACTAACTGGAATATTTAGATCAACACAACAACTTATAGGAATTTCCCAAGGTCCCACTGTCTCTACACTTTCTACTGTGCTAGAAAAACAATTAAATCTTATTAGCACGTCATTGACCACTGTAGGTTATACATATATAATTCTTCAACAAGAAGATGTTAGAAACTCACTGTCTACCTTATCTACATCATTTCAAAAAAACTATAATAATTTGATAAATCTGTCGACGTTTTCTAGCATTTTACCAAACGCGTATTCTACAATAAATATAGTATTCAGCCTACAGACACCCTATTCAACACTACAAACACTATCAACAGTAGAAGGTTCAAATATTTCCACTACCACACAATTTATATCTAGTGTTTATCCAACTATATTTTGCGGCCCAGGACTTTCATCCTTATCTAGTAGCGTAAATCCAAACTTTTCTTCTATAAGTACAGGTTTAGCACCTGTTTTTACTCTATTTTCAAACGCTCTAAATAATGGTATATCTTCTGTAAGAGTAGACCCTGGTGTTTCAAGTTTATCCACATTTTTAACAGAAAACCTTGGTGTATTTTCTACTAATTATAATATTTTATATGGCAGTTTTAATAACCTGAGTTACACAAATCAAAGTATTATTCAACTATATTATAATCTGAGTACAACAAATGCAGATGCTTATGGTAGTAATAATCCCGCAGAACTTATAGATAATTTAAATAGCACTATATCAACATTTTCTAAATATACAACTGTTAATTTTTCTAGCCTATACGGTCAAACTTCTAATTTATCAAGTTATGTGAGTACAACAGGTCAAAATTTTGTTTCTTCTTACAACACCGTCAGAAGTACATTTTTTGATACCTTAGAAAATATAGTAAGCAGTTATACTGCCATTTCCTCTATAGTAGAATCTAATATCTATTCACCTACATTTTCTACTTTTACCACTAATATTATTACATTATCTAATTTAACAGTAAATAAAGCAATATACGTATCATCACTTGGTATTCAGACTTCTACAAGCACTCAATACCCATTTTCTATGGTAGGCGCTGCACAAATTCTTCCATCTCAAGACCCCTCTATTCATCACATTATAGCAGGCCTGTCAAATAATTTAGGTAATACTACATTTATAAATTCAACTCTATCATATACCTATAAGATAAGTCCATCTGATCCAGGGTTTAGTGTAGGTGTAAATGATATTGCATATAACGGGACCACGTGGATTGCAGTAGGTTCTAATACTAGTGGAATAAACTCTATCAAGTATACGGTAAATCCATCAGCAGGATGGTTAAATGCTATAATACCTAGTGGTAGCGGACTATATGGTGTAAATACTGTAAAGTGGTCAGGGTCATATTGGTTAGCGGGTACATCATTATATTCAATGAATTTACTTATAAGTTATGATGGTATCAACTGGTCAGATGCTTCATTCCCGTTGAACACACAAATGGATAGTTTAAATGCACTAACCTGGAATGGATATAATTGGGTAGCGCTAGGTACAAATTCAAGTAGAGGAGATGCTCCATTTACTAATATCAAATATACAAACGCAAACGGGGTCTGGCAAAGTGCAACTAGTAATACTACATTTTCTGGATTTGGTAGTGATATAGCAACAAATGGTCGTATATGGGTTGCAGTTGGTTCTGGGATTGTAACAATGATGTATAGTTCCAATTCTCCCCCTAGCACTTGGACTCCTACAAATAGCCCCCGCCTTCTAACAGCGAATTGTGTAGCATGGAACGGTGATAAATTTGTAGTGGGTGGATCAAACGGGAACTCTTCAAATATTATGTATAGTTTTACGGGTGTTGATTGGTCATATGTAAATATATCTGAACTAGACGTTATAAATACTATTACCTGGGACGGGGTTATGTGGAATATTGCTGGAAGCAATACAGCAGGTCTACAGAAAATATTAGTATCTGCAGATGCAATTAATTGGACAGAAATTAATCCAGGTGTTACTACCGCTAAAATAAACACAATTGCATACTCTTCTAATGTTACACCTTCTATCCAACTATCTAACTTTGATATATATTCTGGAAATATACCTGTTACATTGAATCAGAAAAATCGCATTAATGTGATACACTCTACAATTTATTTTAATGACGGTGTTCTTACTATAAGAAAACAGGATTCGCCATTTCAAAATATCGGTAATATTGGTATCAATACAACATACCCACAATATGCCCTTGATATAGCAATAGGAAATGCAAGAAAACCTGCTGGAACGGCTTGGGTAAATCCAAGTGATATGCGTATAAAAACTGATATACAGCCAGCAGATCTAGATAAATGTGCTAAAATCATATCAGAAATACCCCTACGCACATATAATTTTACAAAAGCCTTTCAAGAAAAAACAGGTGCTGATTCAAATACGCAGTACGGATTTATTGCTCAAGAAGTCAAACAAGTTCTACCACAGAGTATAAGATATACAAATGAAAATGGTATTTTAGATTTTCACTCTCTTGACACGGATCAAATATTCAAATTAGAATTTGGTGCTACTCAATTTCTATTAAATACAGTTCAAAAACTGGAATGCCAGGTATCTACGCTAGAAGCCCGTCTAAATTAGATAATAAAAAGCAATATAAACATAGATGGCTTCCTTAGCCCAAACAAGTCTTGATATAGATACTTTAACAATAGCCACCCTATATAATAGGGGTTCGCTATTGTCTTCTGGTCAAGCGTATGTTCCTATTGTAAGTAGTTTTACTTTTGTAGATTCACTTTCTAAAGTCGCCTTTTCAAAATGGCTAAATAAACCAACCGCCAATATATACGATTCCATATTTTATGAATATAAAAGTGGTAGCCGATTTATCAGTTCTATATCATCCATAGATAGCATTGAAACGTTAATATCATCTTCTATTTATTTAGTCAATCTACAAATATCAACTTTTACAAATACATATTTATCAACTCTAGGAACTTATAGTACAATAGGCCTATATACATTAAGTACACTTTCAAATACATATATATATGAATCAACAAATGTAAGTTCAAATTATCTATCTACAACTCTATATTTTTCTAGTATTATTCCTGGAATCAGTACTACAATTTTTCCACCCAGTACATTCTATGATAAGTTATTTGCACCTACCGCTTCTACTTTAATACAACTTGGAATACAATATTATATTCCAAGAAATACTATAAGTGACTATACATATAATGCAATAAATAATTCAACACCATTACTTAGTGGCGCATTTGGAAGTAATAATCCACTTCCATACTATTGGCAAGGAACTGCATCTCGTTTTATAGGCCCCGGTATAAGTTCTATATCTACAATATTTCAAAATACTGAAAATTACCCATTTTATCTAAATATAAGTTCAGGGTTTCATTATTTATTAAGTAGTATTTCAGTTGGATTTACATACTCGAATTCAAGTTTAGGAGTATATAGAAATGCTATTGTAAATACTGCAACCAATGCCACTTTTAACATTGATGGGGGTTCAAGTATATCTACTTCCTACTATAATTTTAACAGTACATTTATAAGCACACTAAATTATGCTTCTACTCTAGGAGAAAAAGTATCTACATTATCCACGTTTGTAGTAAAACAAATTCAAAATGCAATTATTCCATCATTAAATGGTTTTTCTATAGCACAATACATAAGTACATCTGATATATTATTAAATTCAAATCAAGAACTATATATAAGTTCATTAAATAGTTCTATGGGCAGTGTTAGAACACTTATCGGGCCTTTTACTGTATTTTCTACAATTGTTAATAGTACAATTAGTACTCAAACAAAATTCGTAAATAATGTGAATTTTTTCCCAGGCTTATTCCAAATTAGTGATATAGCATTTAGTACATTCACCCCATTCTATACATCAACTAGTGTTTCTACAAACTATAATGGATTCTTAAACTTATCTTCCTATGAAAAAATAATATTCAGTACATTTTCTACATTATTTCCCTATATACTTGGACAAAGTATGTTAAGCAGTCTAAGTACATTAAATCTAGGAATTTCAACATTATCTACATCTATTAATCTTGATACAAGCACTATTTATGGTCGTCCAGTCCCATTTATAACTGCTCCTGGTATTTCATCCATGTTCTCTAATTTTAGTACAAATATTGTAGTATCCTATTATAAATACAGCGATATAATATCAAGTATGAATAATACTTTAGTAAAAAGTCTTTCAAATGTAAACTCTATAGAGGGTTTATCTACTTTATCTGCAGCAGCATATAATTATACATCTAGTATAAAATGGCAAACAAGCAGCATGTACATATATACAAGCAGTGGATTTAATTCTGAATATCTGGCTATTGAATCAACAAACACGTCAATTATTAAAGAGATTACTACAAATGTATCAAACTTTATAAGTGTTGGTATATCATCTTATGCAATAACCTTATCAACATTTGGATATATATCAAGTCTAGTAAATAATGAAAATGCCAATATAAATAGTCTAGTATATCCTCCAAATGGCTCTATATACATGTCATTTAGTTCATTTGATTACCTTCCTTCAACAACACTTCATGATTTAATTCCATTTGCTGGTTCTACAGTATTTTATTCAATGTTACCCACTATAACTAATTATAGCACAAGTTTGTATGCAAAAGATGCATTAGTACCTACATATATAACACGCAGTACTACATTCTATTCTATCAATCTAACAAGTTCTATAAATGTTGCTATTTCTTCTTTTTCAAATATAAATGTCGGTATACAAACAAACTCACTAGGCTTATATAATTTCGCAATAAATGGTGCGGTTTCAATTCAACCCAGTAGCATTAATAACCTCAATCCAACTATACAAATGAATAATTTCCAAGTATATTCATATGTAAATCCTCAAATATTTGTTCCATCTACAGCAATTTTATCATATGCTTCTACAATATCATTCAATTCTAGTAATCTTACAATAAACCGCCTATATAACAATAATGCATTTGGTCGCGTTGGAATTAATTTATATGCACCTGGTTATTCATTGGATATAGGGGGAAATGGTGATGCCAGAAAACCTACTGGTACAACTTGGATAACTGGATCTGATTATCGTATAAAAGAATCTATATCAGCAGTGAATTATCAAGAAATTATAGGAAAAATATCAAGTCTCCGACTTGTTTCCTATAAATGGGAAGAATCCTATAGAAAATGCAATAATCTGTGTTCGACCCCAATTATTGGGTTTCTAAGTCAAGAAGTTAAAAATGTATTTCCAAATTCTGTAACAGAATCTCTAGAATACGGTCTCTCTAATTTTATGTGTCTTGATACAGATCAAATAATAAAAGCAAAATTTGCCCTAACACAATACTTAATTCAAAGAGTATCTAGTCTTCAAGCGCGACTAAAATACCTAATGAAAGAATCTTAGATGAAGATAGTATGGCATCATTCAATAGATCCGAATATATAGATTCATTAACTGTAAATAATATTTTTACAAGGACGGGCAATAATAATTCAAATATACCCGCCTACAGAGTTCTAACTACTGATGGAGCGGGTGGTACTATGTGGATGACATTTTCATCTATTTCTTCTCTTCAATATGGTGCAGGATTCCACACAATTAAAACGAGTTTGGAGAACTATACTGCAAACAATGCCGCGAATGCCACATTTTCTCTATTAGATGGACCAAATGCTGGACTTATAAATGATCCTACGGCGCTTAATACTGCTCGCCTCTATGCAAAGGCATTTGGACAATTTGATATCAGCGGTGGAAATTCAATTGGTGCGTTTGATCCAATTACTAATAAATTAAATAGCAACGTACTTTTTGTCGGGACAGGCGGTATTAATATCAAAGGTGATCCGCAAACAAATACAATGTATTTTGATGGACGTGAACTCCCTTTTATTAGCACTATGCCCTATTCATTCAACCAATTACTCGTATTTAGTAATGCCCCTCTGAATACACAATTGGCAAGTACTCTAAATAAAAGTTTAATAATGCAGGCTCAAGGTCCATCATCTATCATGACATTTGTAGGAGAAGATATTCTAGTAATTGAAACAAATTATGAAAATAACCAAATAAAATTCAAATTATCTACTCTTACATTACCAGTTATCAGTTCAGTTATAGGTAACGTAGACCGCGTAGTAAGCACATATGTAAGCAAAGTTGATTTATCTACACTATCTACAAGTTATCAGGCTATTTTATCATTTCAAGCTTTACAAATTAATTTATCCACTGCCGCAAAAGCAATAGATAATAATATAAGTACAGTTTCAACGAGTTATGGTAGATTAGATAGATATTCAGATGCTATTTCAACTGTTTGGAGAAAATTTCAATTAGAAACGTTCTATACAGGAATATCTTCTACTGAACAACTCTTATCTACATCTGGATCTTTGGATAGTAAAATTAATATTCTATCTAATTTTGTATTTCCAGGATTTAATACAATAATAGCCTCAACTATTCAAACACCTTTTTTTGCAGTATCAACTCTTATAATTCTTAATTCTATTACGCAAAGTTCTATAAGTACACCTATTACTTCTATAATGCCTATAAATATTGCATATTATCCAACATATTCCAGTTTTTATAATGTATTCAATGATACCCAGCCATTCGGAAATCCAAAATCACCTCCTATATACCCTACCAATTTTGATATAAGATCGGGTACAACCACTATTTCTACAATGAGTACAACGTCGGGTCTAATATTTTCTTCTATGTACGCAGTAAAAGGTAGATTTATTTTCTATCCAAATGATGAACCACATGAAATTCAAGTAAAATGGTCAGGCAATTTATCCATGAATATAGCCCCATATGACACACAAACAAATCTGTCAACTTACATAATAGGTTCAAGCAATGTCGCATATCCTAGAGTAAGCAACTTTAGCAATGATGCAAATATTATAAATTACACCGGTGCTAATATTTACGTCGTTAACTTTTCATATTCAAAAATAAATCCGCAAGATTATTTAACTCTCTCTAATTTCACAGACTATACTGGTGGTACTGATTTAGAAAGTTATACAATTGCACCCATATATTCAGCATACGGATATGATACCAATGATACACCTCTATACTATGAAAGTTTATCAAAATTCCCTATAGGGTTTTCTAGTTTCAGTAACCCTTCTATTTCACCATATATAGAACTATCAACATATATGATGGTGGCCAGTACATTTTACGTTAGTGGTTGCAATACAACATTTCCAATTTCATCGTATGGTTATACATCAATAAGTTTCTTAGAAAGTACAAGTAAAATTCAAAAGTCTCCATTCAGCCAAGATCTAAGTTTAGGAGTCAGAGGAGATGTAGGTAGTAATTTTTCAGCAAGTAATGCATTTGACTATGATTTTACTAAATCTATACCTAATAGCCCATATACTCTTCAATTCGTCTTTGGGCGTCACAATAACAACGAAACACTCACACTAAATTCAACCTATAAAGAAGATAAAAATTATATAATTAAACCCTTAGTATATATTTCATCTATATTATATTCTGATATTGTATCTTCTACTAGAGGCATTTTTTCCGATATTTCAAGTTCTAAAGGAACTATAAATGCCCTGTTTATTTCTTCTATTAATAATGTAAGCCCATATAGTTTAGACAGTTCGACAATTTCTACTATTTACATGAATATAATTTTTTTAACCTCTAGTGTAAGCACAAATATTAATTCATATAGCACAAGTCTTATACAATATGATTCAACTATAACTGGAAATATTAAATTTTTAACAAATATAATAAGTGCTTCTATCGATGCATATAGTACAAGTTTAATATATACTAATTCCGATTCTACAATTTCCACAATGAACGCCGGTCTAGAAGAATTACTATCATCCATAAGTAGTTCTCTTGATTACTATAGCAGCAGTCTAATACAATATGGTATATCAATAGACTCCACTATTTCTACACTATATACTGGAATTCTTGATATTACTTCTACTATACTAGATGACACTAATGTATTTAGTACACAACTTACAGAAATAGCGACAACCTCGACAATATCAACGCTAGCATCTAGGGTCAGCAGTTTTTCTTTTGAAGTTCGTACAAGCACTATATTCACTTCATCCATACAAATTTCTGGTTATCCACAGCCATTTATACAATATGGATTGAGTCCTGTATTAGGAAATACAGTCGCAGGATCAGCCTATGCCGGCCTTGGCACTTCATATGCGTTTAGTACAATTACACTAGAAACACCATATAAAAATACTGGCTATGTTGTACAATTGACATATAGTGGAGCAGGCACCCAGACTATACCTTTACAAGCAAATATATTAACATCAAATAAATTTGATATTATTGGACCTAGCCCAGCAGGCACATATAGCGGGTTTTGGCCCACGTATGGGTCTATCTTTTAATTCCATCCATGTACCGCCAAGTGCCGAAGTTAAGTACTCTTAATGTCAAGACTCGCTTTGCGAGTCTGACCTATTAAGTGTCATATTTCGCCACTTGGCAGCACCCTTAGGGAGTACTTTAATTAAGTACTCCACGGTAAATTGAATCCCTCTCTAGAAGCGAACTCTAAGGCCCAAGACTCTAATTTTCCCTTTACAACCGCAGTGGGTCTATAGGGCCAAGGGGCCAAGAAAACTGCATTGGGTTGGGAACCCCTGGATTCTATTGCAAGGTGCAATTTATTTAAATCCATACATAACCTACTAAATGTCGCTTGACCCTTCAGGTTTTCAGCGACATTTATTCTTACACAGAATTTGGCCCAGTCCTTCTCAGGAAGACCAGATTCTTTAAAATCTTTGCTGGCAGATTTCAAGACTGCCTCCAAGAATTCCTTATATATATCTCGGCGCCATATGCTGGCCTGGAATGTAAATTTATATTCATCATTTTGGCTTATAATTCTCCATAAATCCTTATATACTTTATCTAGTCTATTTGGCCCAGGAGATGGCATTAGCCGAATACTCTGCACTTTTGTATCTGTTTTCATAATCTCAACCGCTTCATTTAAGAGGCTGTAATCGGGTGCTCGGTCTAGCCAAAAATCCTCCTGGAGTGGTAAGATAAACTCGTATTCTTCTGGTAAATATGCTGTGGCTGCTATGCGGCTTTCTATAAAGCCTGCTTCCTCTTTTTGCAAAGAAATATAGTGTGTATTTTTACTTTCCAATATAGCATGTAGATAATAGTCTTGTAATCCAACTTCAGTGGCTAAAAATATTGGCACGTCGTTTAGGTTAGGCGCATATCTACGAATACATGCCACTTGTACTTCTGCAAGAGGCATATATTTGGGTGTTGTATTTATTAGAATGCACCAGGTCATCTGCTAATATATAAGATAAACTATTTACGCCCTTCTGAAATGGTCTAAACTGCTCTATATATCTAAGACTAGATGTTGGCTATACACCCTAAAACAGGAAATAAAATTCGCCTTATGAAATCAAACTCATCTATTTGGAAAAATAGAAAAACACTTGTATGGATGAAAGAACCTCCTACAAGTGAAACTGCTAGATGGACCCGATGGGATATTGCTGTAGATAGTTTAGATCCTAAAATACTTGAATGGAATCCACAAATAGTTATTTTAATAAACGAAATACATAATACTGTTAAATGGCTCCAAACACCTGCAGCAAAGAACACCAGGTTTATTTTGCTTTCACGAAATGTAGTAAATTCTATCGGTGAGGAAAAATTCCAAAAATTTGGTCTAGGAAATATTCTCTGTCTAGAAGAATTTTCTGAGATGTACCCCTTTCTAGGCCCAGCATGGAATGGCACTATTGAGGATGCACTTATGTGCGCTTCCATAATTTTTAGATATCAACGTCTGGTTGGTTTAAAATCTGGAGACCCGCGTCTTTCAAATGTTCTATTAGATTCCATATCATTAAAAGTAATGGAAACATGTGAACCTCCAGAAAAACTTGTACTAATTCAACAATATTACAAGCCATCAGAGTCTGTCAGATCAAAAGAAATTGATAAATGCCTTAAAAAAAATATAGAGAATCCTCTTATAGATTGTATTTATTTATTTGTAGAATCTAAAAATATAAAACTACCAAAGCATCCTAAATTGGTATTTTTAGAAATGAAAAACCGTATAACATATGCAGATTGTATTCACTTGATTAAAAATAAAATAGGCGAAGGAAAATTAGTAGTGTTCGCCAATTCTGATATTTATCTAGATGCAAGTTGGTACAATCTATGGTCTTCTGATATTCATGATATATGTCTTGCCTTACTGAGGTGGGAAGAAAGTGATGGAGAACCTGAAATATATGGGCCTCGTGCAGATTCTCAAGATACTTGGGTAGTCCATAGTGATAGTGTAATAAATCGCTCATGGGATTTAGATGCATTCACAATACCGTTTGGTACACCTGGTTGTGACAATGCAATCTTGATAGAATTTTTAAGAAATAAATTTAAGATTATAAATCCCGCCCTATCACTAAGAACTCTACATGTTCATAAAAGCCAGATTCGCAACTATGATCCACTAGATATAGTTGACCGCCCTATGTATATGCATGTAGACCCTACTGGTATACATGAGTTAAATCCTCTTCTCGAGTGGTATACTTGGACAACTAAAGTAATTGTTCATGACTCTTTTGATCGACCACTCAAAGCTACAACAACCAAAACTCTAGGTATTTTCTGTTCTCAGATAAATCGCGAATCAGATTTTACCTGGACTACAACGGGGCCAAATACATATATTGCACCCGAACATCAAGACCACCAGATACTTATAGAGGGCGGGGGATTTGTAAGTTGTAATGGCTTGGCCTACACTTATTCAGACCTTTGTGTAGGAAAAACAGATATACAAAAGGAACTCTGGTCTGATAATAAGGTCAGCCATATTATGCCAGCCCAGATGACAGAGTCTATGATGTGTTTCCCTTTAGAGGAGGAATGGCTAGAAATTCCGGCTCTTTACACGCTATATTATTTATCCCGTGTTATTAAACAACATAAAGAAACACCTGAAGCATCATTCTGGTGTAAAAAAACTAGTGATTTATTACCTGCATTCCGTCTATTCAAATGGAATGATAAAAAAGGACACCTTTTACACTACAATGAAAATACCCAAGCATTCTCATTAAAAATTGTTGGTCGCACAGCCCACGGTCTGCGTATTATGCCTATAGATATAGAAGCACTGCGTTTGAATTTATATGGTGGATGGAAAAATGCTTGTATTTTATACCCGAAACCTATAGTAGTACTTGTAGAAGATAATGTTCATATTAAAGGCGATTTACTCAATATGCTAGAAAAATATCTAGAGTCTAAATCATATGAAGTAAGAGTCATTTTCGCGAATGCCGAAGCAAGCAATTGGGCTAATGTGCTTTCAGGAGCCTCTCGTGTAATCCTCAGCACATCTAAAAAACACATTAAATTGCCAACATGGGCATGGTTATGGTTAGCCCCAACGAATTGTGCCATTTTAGAATTACAAGAAGAGAGAGAACCATCTGATTTGCTTGTGCATTTATCTGCGGTGGCTGGTCTTGATTGGACTCTTCTACAATATCCCAGAGCTACGCCCGAGGGATTCAAGAAAATTATAATGAAAGAAGTAGAAAAATGGTTCTCCACAACCGACCTTCTAAATGTACATGTGGATCTACCCACTGTATTTATTCCACCCAAAACAATGAAGTTTGGTTTTTTTGGTCACAAAGGTGACTCATTTAGAGAACTCGTAGATATGTGGGCTGAGCGCGGTTATATTGAACAAATAGAAGACCCTGTTATAACCCAGTGTTGGTTAGGTGGTATCGGTAAGACACTTCTTTATGACAGACCCACGTGGGATTGGTTAGAAAAGGCTAGTCATCTTGAGCAGAAATATGAATTGTGTTTGGCAGGAAATCCTATTGCAACTGAGAAATCCAATACAAAACCATGGATTTTCTGGCCTAGAAACCCCAGGCTAGTAGAAAAACAAGCCGAAATAGAACGACCCTATAGTGAAAGAACGGATCAATTGGTATTTTATGGCCGTATTGAAAATAGTATACAAGGGAAATTTCGTGAAAATATATCCGGGTGGAAAAACATCTGTAATAAGTTCTCTATGCCAATTGGCGTGAAGGAGCCATATACACTGGGTCCACAAGAATATTTAGTCGCCCTGCAAAATGCCCGCTATGGTCTTTGTATTAGGGGGTATGGTCCAAAGTGCAATCGCGAGATTGAACTTCTAGCCATGGGAACTATCCCTCTAATCACACCAGGTGTCGATATTACAAGCTATATTGAGCCTCTAATAGATGGAATAAATGTCATATGTGTTTGCAGCCCAGATGATGCTATAATAAAAATGGCATCAATAAGCGAAGATAAATGGACAAGCATGTCTAAGGAAGGAAAAGCGTGGTGGAAACGCAACGCCAGTGCAGAAGGTTCGTGGCAGAGAACATCATTTAATTAGTAGACGCAATTTACCCCAACGAACGATTTTTTTCAGTTTGTCGTTGTCAATTGGCTGGTTATAACCACGAACATCAAATAAACGCCCTTTGAACATTTCTGCCTTATTTTCATATTGAGAAGAAGCATCCAACCAGTTTGACTTTCCAAGATAATTATTGCTTGTCAGCGAAGATTGTGGCAAATGGCCGTTTGGATCTTGAGCCATTATTTCACCATTTATCCAGATTTGTAGGGCAGGTCTTACTCCATCGCCCGATGCGGTTGTTATACATATATGTGTCCATTCCTTTAATTTAATGGCACCCTGTACTTTAATATGTTGCATTCGTAGTTTTCCATTCCAGACTTCATATAAGAGTGTAGCGGTCTCACCACCTGCAGTAGCTGCTTGTGATTGTGGTGGAGAAATAGGTTTTAAATTTCTAGGTAAAATAGGTGCCTGATATGGCATCTCATTTACGTTAGCCGAGGTAGTCAACATCAATTCTATTGGCCTCATCGTTGGTACAAATTGTGCCCCTGATGGAAAATCTGGTACAACTTTATTCAATTCTAGATTATCACATGCCTCTTTTCGAATAGTTGACCCTTTCTCCATACTGCCATCTCCACGTCCAAGAATACCAATAAATACATTATCCATACCGGGACCAGAGCCAAAATCTAAAAAATGCATATTATTGCGAAATTCATCACAGTATACCCACATACACATGGCTCGCATTGTTGTAAGGTTAATTTTCTTGCCAAACCCCATTTCAGGAGAATCACCCAAGCGTACAAATTGATCTGAGCCATTGAAACTGAGACCCCGTGTTATTTGAACACGTTCGTCTAAATTAGTAGTTCTATCTTCATTACCATTCAATAATTGGGATGGAAGTGGTTTAACATCTGCTTCTTGTATGTGAATATTTCCACTAGTAAATACCGTCAGATTTTCGGAATAATCTTTCATATCATCTATAAATCTAAACCAGAACATAATTCCTTGATAGAATTCTAAAATATCTGCAATATCTTTGGGTGGATTTGCATCAAATGTCATAACCGTATCAAATTCTGTATTTAAAGCCCTGTAACACCGAGCCTCCCAAGAACTACTTGACATTCTTACAATAGCACAATAATCTGCTTTTCCGTCACCAGTGGAGTCACGCATATAGTCGTCACGACTTGTTCTAAAACCGTCTTTTACAGACTGAGTTTTGTATGAAATAGATGACAGGTTTTCGGTTCCAGCAAGAGCACATGCAAAAAATTTCCTATTTTCATCTGAACCTTTCGGTAGTACCATCCGACAAAAATCATGATTTACACCCAGTCCCTGTACGTCTACGTAGCCCATAACGTTACGCTTATCCTGAATATAACCCGCTTCTTCTGTATTAAAAGAAACATCTCCCCGACGAGGAAAATATCCCGCCAAAAAAGGGTTATCGTCCATATGTACCAAAAAACCTTCTATTGATGGTAAATATGATAGGGGTTTTGTAATATCCACCACCAATGTTATAATTAAAAATACAACACCAATATATAATAAAATATCCCAAGCCATTTCCTATTCGGTATAGCGTTTTTCAAATGGAAGATAGTCTCGCAGAAGATTAGATATGAAGGGTGGATTCTTAAGAGGGCAGGGTACATACGGCTGTGTTTTTCAACCGGCTCTTTTATGCCGTGGTTCTAAAAATCCAACAGATTCAAACAAGGTAGGTAAGATAACAAGTTATGAAGACGCTAAAAATGAAATTAAAATAGGTAATTACCTTAGTTCAATCAATGATTATGAAAAATATGTAATTCCAGCCGAGCCAGGATCATGTATTCCTAGAGTAAAATCTAAACAAGTAGATAAAGATATAGATAAATGCCGCTTTTCAGAAAATATTCATCTGAGTAAAACTATTCAGATTATAATGCCTTGGGGTGGATACTCATTGAATCGTATTAATTTAGATCCATCTAACTTTGATTTTTTTAAATTTATGGAAAATATATTAGCAGCATCCACATTTTTACTTCTGAATGATGTTTGTCATTTTGACATTGGAGCACTGAACATTCTAGTCAATAATAATTCCCAACCTAAATTCATTGATTTTGGATTTTCATTTCGCCCTAGCCAAATGACCTTAGAAACATTAAACCTTCGTTGGAGAGAAATTGATTTTACATATGATACAGAAACACCCGAAATAACACTTATGATGATTTTACACCGTAATGGAAATATAGATGAAGCAATATCTCAGTTAAAGGAAAATAAACCCGCTGTACGTTTATTAGAAAGCATTTGTGGAATTTCACCAAATATATGGGCTGATGAATTATATAAATGGACTAAAACATCCCAAAGTTTTCAACAACATAAGTGGTTAAATTCTTGGAAAACATATTGGCCGGGATTTGATGGATGGGGAATTGGTGTAATGTTACTAGGACTCCTAGAAATACAAATGCGATTTGAAAAATTCATTAATTCAGAGCAATGGAGAATAAAGGGTGTATTAATAAAGTCAATAATAGCCAATCTATGTCGTAGTAACCCGGCATACAGAATAGACGCAGCAGAAGCCCTGACTTCTCTAACAAACGGAAAACACCCTCTTATTACGTTTAGACCTTTTGCCCCCGTTTCAACCGCTTTGTCTGATAGTAGCGTTGTAAGTTTGAACGGTTACCACTGGATTCAACAGAAACAGGCTGTTCGGAAAGGTATTTAATACCACCACCTTTTGCAATTTTACTCATATGAAGATATTCATTCCTAGGTACACAAAAATATCCACAAAAATCTGTGTACATAAGTGGCTCTTGCTTGTTGTTATATAAAAATATCGCCCTGTCGGGGCGTATAATCGGTCGTTCAGAAGAATCTACACGCTTTATTGAAAGGGAACCGGGTTTATGTGACCAATATCCATCTTTGTCCTGTCTTAAGAAGTGATAATCACGTTTAGGATCTACTATAAGGGCAATCTTACTGGTACCTTTAGGACACACATATTCAAATCGCGATGCTTCAACCTTAGGATTATCTCCCCATAGCCGCGATACCATATCACCGCAGCCTTTTTCCTTTTGATCGGCAAAACGTTTATAACCTGCCTCATAACCTGGTTGAGGAAATCCCACATTGCATTCTGGATCTTCTTTACAATCTTTTATCATTTTTGGGTCAATTGTATCAATTGCATATGCAAAACAATTATGACTGTCTTTCAGATATATATTATTACTCCATTTATCTATATCTAAAATTGGTTCAAACCCATTAACCGGGCTTATTTTACATCTAGATTTACGTGTGTTACGACCTTTAAAACTATATGCGTGATATGAACACCATGCCCTGTTTGGTAATGGTTTTCTATTACACTTTGTATCACATTGGCAAACCGGTGTGGTTGGAAGTTTTTGAAACTGTGGGAGAGTTCGTCCCATCTACTCTAGGCTCTAATACAGATGGTTTTGTAGAATTGCTTAAATCATCCAACCACGCCTGGAAAATTTTACGTTTCTCTGTAGGAAGTGCTGCTAATGTGGTTTGTTTATTCTCAGGTGTCTGTGTAGGTGCCATAGAACTATGGTTAGCACTATTACTTATTCCAGATGTATCGGTAAATTTCCAGTACTCTTCTTCGACTTGACGCATCTTTATTTTTTCAGCCATATGAAAAAATATTAAAAATTGATTTTCATGTGTCGGAGGCACTAAATGTTCTTTTGAACTATATCTTCCAGAGAGACCCATGTACTGCCAACCTTCTGATTTTAATAGTTCAAGATTTGTACAAATAAAATAATATTTTTTATCAAGTTTAAAAAGTGTCATTAGACCATTACATAATGTAACAAGGATGGAAATTATCCATGTAAACCAATAAATCTGTATTTGATAAGAACTATTTTGAATAGATAAAAGTGCCGGCACTAATATACTACCAACTGTTATTGTAACCCGCATACTATAAAACAGATATGATAAACGGGTTGCCCTTAATTGAAAATTTTCCACTAAATTTAAAAACCGTTCTTCTAATACTCGTTTTTTATATGGTTCTATATCTAAAGTTTCTATCATTTCTACGAATTTTTGAAGTTCTATTGATCGTTTTACCATCCACGCCCATCTAAAATACAATATATAATTATAAATAAATAATGGCTATAGAAGCGGCTATAAAAAACGCACTTGATTTACATTACGGTGCACTCATTGGCAGAAATGGGACAATTGAATTAGAACAAATGATTCAGTTAAATCCATTCAATTTACAGATACTAGAGAATAATGCTGGTATATTTCCAATTGCTATACATAGTAATTTTTATATTTGGCAAGAAAAGTCTATAGAAGCCACAAAGTCTGCGGATGTCTTGGTTACAGGGTGGTATGAGCCATTAAAAGAAGCGGAAGAAGTAGCCTTGAAAAAATGGCAAGTAAATGCTATAAAAATACCATTAAGAGCAATTGAACCATATTATCTAGATCCTGAACACCAGTGGACCAGACTTTTAGAGAGCCATTCTGTTGCAGTTGTCACTAGTTTTACTAAGACTGCAAAAGAGCAAGTAAAAAAGGGCTCAAAAGAAATATGGGGGTCTAGAGGTGTTTTACCCGAAAATGTCAATTGGCACTGGGTACAAACAGGATATTCAAAATCTATTGCAAAGGGTTGCCGTCATGTAGAATGGCCATCTAGTATACATAATTGGTCTCAGGCAGCCGATTACGTAGTTGCAGAGGTAATGAAATCTGGGGCCAGATTTGCTTTAATTGGTTGTGGAGGTCTCGGAATGCCGATTGCTAAAATGCTAAAAGATCGAGGTGTGATAGCCGTGGTGATGGGAGGCGCTATCCAGGTCCTTTTTGGAATAAAAGGGCGGCGCTGGGCAAATCATCCTATTATATCTAAATTTTGGAATGATCATTGGGTATGGCCTTCAAAAGAAGAAATACCAGGTGCTGCTCATATGATAGAAGGGGGATGTTATTGGGTATAAAATTTGAATCGATTTTAGCGTGTGGTTTTTTATATAAACATGACATCTCTACTACCCAAAAAACGTGTATATAAGAAAAAAGTAACTTCTAAAGAAGTACCCGTAAATACAGTTGTGCCATTAACTCCTACGACTAGTCTAACTGAAAATCTAGATGAAGATAAGCGAGAAAAATGCAATATTTGCTATGAGGCATATAACCGCGTGGCAAATACAGAAGTAAAATGCAACTTATGTCAAGTGAGTTCTTGTCGTAAATGCATACAGATTTTCTTGGTTACTACAACTAATGACCCGCATTGTATGCACTGTAATAAGGTGTGGGACCGCGAATTTATTGATGACAACTTTACTGCAATTTATCGCATGAATGAATACAAGAAGCACCGTGAAAATATCTTACTTGATAGAGAAATTGCACTGATGCCTGCAACACAATATAGGGCAGAACAAATTAGAGAAGCAGATAAATTGTATCAAGAAGTGATGCCCCCACTTGATGCTGAACTCAAGTCACTATATGAGGAGTCTGCCGCAATAACAAAAAAAATAAACGGAATCTATGCTATTCGCAGTGATACCCTTCATCAGATACGTCTTCTTCGGATAGGTCAAATTAAGAAAGTTAAGGCGGAAGTAAATTTTGTGCGGAAATGTCCCGATGGAGACTGTCGTGGATTTCTAAGTACCGCTTGGAAATGTGGCCTATGCTCGAAATGGGCGTGCCCAGAATGCCATGAGATAAAGGGGGATAACCGCGAATCAGCCCATGAGTGTAAGCCTGAAAATGTGGCTACAGCCAAATTATTGGCTAAAGATAGCCGACCCTGCCCTGGATGCGGTATTGTTATCTGCAAGATTGATGGTTGTGACCAGATGTGGTGTCCTCAGTGCCATACTGCCTTCTCTTGGCGTACGGGACAAAAGGAGACTGGTGTGGTTCATAATCCACACTTTTACGAGTGGCAGAGGAGGATGAACAACGGGGTTGCCCCGCGAGTAGGAGGTGATGTAGCCTGTGGTGGCATACCCAACTATCATGAAATGCGCAATGCAATTCGCAGCCTGAACCATAAAGATATTACAAAAATCTTAAATTTCCATCGTATTGTACAACATGTGCAAGCAGTTGAAATTGCCCGATTTCACAACGTATTTAATGAATTGGACAATGAAGATATGCGTATCTCTTATCTGCTAGGCAACACTTCAACGGATGAACTAAAGGTTGAAATTCAGAAGCGTGAAAAAAAACGTGAGAAAGAACGAGCACAACGCCGCGCATACGAAGTACTTGTACAAGGTGGCACAGACCTAATGCGTCGTATCATGGCAGATACCACAGTTAAAGGTAAGACTGATATTATAAACGAGATTAATGCACTTCGGATCTACATTAATGAACTGCTTGCTAAAATTAATCAACGTCTCAAACTTTCTGTACCCCAATATACAGACAATTGGGTTGCAGTATATCCATTCAGCCCATCTGCTAAGAGAGCAGAAGTATTAAAAGTAGAAAATGAGCGCCGCGCCAAAGAAGAGCAGAAAGGACAAGCGCGTATTCTAGAACAAGAAATTAGACAATCGGTAGGAGAAGTAAATATACATATTGACGAGGGCCAATAGATAATGCATATGCGCAAGCCTACCGTAAACTGCCAAAGATAAACA